AGCTCTAGGCGGTATTTCACAAATGTTATCGCCTCAACCCGAAGGGCCAATGAACATAATTGGTAGTTCGAGTCAATCGGGGGATACTGGCCCCGGTTCATCTTTAAGAGGTTTAGACGGTTCGCAATCTTACGCATACAGAGGCCCAGTGAATACCGTCGGGGCAGGTGCAACAATCCCTTTAGTATTTGGAGAATGTTTAATTGGTAGTCATACCGTTGCAGCTCATGTTGAGGTAACAGACGATAGCGACCCATTAAGTACTTGGATCCGTGAACCGAACGTTGGAACAATGAGGGTAAATGGTGAACAACCTAAAGATACATTTGAAGAATCTAATAAATCAGGTATTGGGGTTAAATTAAAAACTTGGACTGATCCAATTCATGCCACAAAGCAGACAATTGATCCTAATTATAATGATAATTATAAGATGTATTTAAGAAAATCAGGTCAAACATCTGATGCCGGTTCTACTTCCATCCCTTTAAGTAAAACAGATAGTGAATATGACAGCCAAGGTCTCAAATGGATTGGTGAAATTATTGGCGAGGGCCCTACTGATGATCATTATGATACGTCGCGTTTTCAAATGGCTTTTTTACTAGATAATGGTTTAGCTGATCGCGTTGGAGGGATTGGAACACTTACAACACATATTGATGGATTTATTACTTTTCAAATTATTATTAAAGAAAAAACAGAATTAACTGTTGTTGGCAATACACAATTCACAGTTCAAGGGATGCTTTTAAAAACTCAACATTACAGATGGGCTACAGAATTTAGTTATGCAAAAATAGAACATAAAGACGACTATTTTGTTTATGCTAAATTAATAGATTTTGGCGGTGATGCTAATGTTAATACTTTAAGAATTGATTACATGGGTTACAACTTTCTTGGAGATTAATTAAAACAAATGGCATTAAAATCAAGCTCTATTGTTCGTTTAGTTGATGTCCTTTGTGAAGGGCCAATAAAAGAATTGAAAGGATGGAAACAAGGCGTTTATTTAAACGAAACTCCAGTTGAACAAGTAGATGAGGATGGGGTGACTATAAATAATTTCAGCGAGGTCGTTGATGCTCCAGACGGGGAATCAAGTGCTGTAGATATTGATTTACATTTTAGACCGGGGGGAAAAACTCAAGAAACAATAGGGGGTTTTGTTGGTGGAACTCATGCTTTAGATAGCACTAATATCATTTCTGTCGGTCAAGAAATCGGGGCTAATTATAGTGAAACTTTAGATAATAATGATTCGGTAATTAGTCGAAGTTATGGAGGCGGGGAGATTGTCAGATCATTAACAGATAAGCAGTTAGATCAAGTTCAATTTATTTTTACTATTCCCGCGTTATATTCAAGAGCAAAAGAAGGATTAGCAAAAGGTCAATTATTTAATGCAACTATTCGAATTTTTATTTATACAAGAGCAAAGGGTGGATCATGGAAAGAGCGGTTTAATCGTAACATAAAGGGTATTAGTACAAGTGAATACCAAATTCAAACCCCTTGGATTTCTCTTTGGAATGCAGGCGAAGGCCCTTTTGATGTCAAAGTTGTTAAAAAGGTAAATGGTGAAGATGATTTTGAAGTCACATATTTTGATTTTGAAGATGAAAATTTAAAAAAAGAACCTTTAGCCGCTGATCGTGCAAACCGTATTTTTTTAACAAGCATCACAGAAAGAGTTGTACAACATATCAATTATCGATATACGGCTCATGTCGGAATCGGGTTCCCTAGCAAAACATTCCCTAATATTCCTAATAGGGCTTATTTGGTAAAAGGTTTACTTGTCCCAACCCCACATAATGCGGTAGTTCGTGACGACGGAAGTTTAGATTTTCCAACTAATGCAAGTTTTAACGGCGAATTAATTGATAGGTGGACTACTTGCCCTGTTAGCGTATTTTACGCGCTTTGCACTAATAAAGTTTGGGGCGCTGGTCATTTTATAGAAGCTTCTAACTTGAATTGGGTTGATTTATATCCCCTTTGTCAATATGCAAATCAATTAGTTAGTACCCCCGATGGAGACGAACCACGTTTTGCAATTAATACGGTAATTGGTAATAAAACTTCGGCTCACAATTTGATTAAAAATCTTGCCTCTGTTTTTAGGGGCATGGCTTACTGGTCATCTAATACAATTCAATTAACCGCTGATCATGGGAATTTAGACGGCACTGATATTTCACCCGTTCATCTTTATAGTAATTCTAGTGTAATAGGCGGTTTATTTAATTATTCCGGTACATCGTTAAAAACTAGAAGTACATGTATCAAGGTTACATATAACGACCCTGATAATTTTTATAAACCTAATTTTACTTTAATAGAAGATCAAGCGTTAATTAATAAATACGGGTATCAATTAAAAGAGATCACAGCGTTTGGATGTGCTTCAAAATGGCAAGCGCAACGATTAGGCCGTTGGATGATGACGGCGGAAGAAATAGATCAAGAGGTTGTCACCTTTTCAGTTGGTCTTGAAGGTGTTGCAGTTTTTCCGGGTCAGGTTTTTGCTATTGCTGATCAAGTAAGACAAGGTTCAAGATTGTCCGGGCGAGTTGTAAGCGCCACAACAACTGCAATTACGTTAGATCAAGTAGCGCCAACCTCCGGGGATTTAACTTGTGTAATGCCTGACGGCGATGTTGAAACAAAAACGGTGAGTTCTGGTTCTGGAAATGTTGCAACGACAGAAGCATTTAGCGCAGCGCCGCAAGCTGATTCGGTTTGGTCTTATACAACAACAAACGTAGTTAATCAAAAATTTAGGTGTCTTTCTGTTGATGAACAAGGCGACGGAACTTATACCATTACCGCCTCAGAATTTAATGATTCTGTTTATCAAACAGCAGATAATAATACGCCTATAGAAGAAGAAAACGTTTCTTTATTTAATGGCTATCCGGCCCCGCCTACTAATTTAAGTTGGGCATTTTCACAAGTAAGAATTAATAACAATACAGTTAATAGAATTACTTGGAGTTGGGACCGGGGACTGTCCGGGCAAAGTGCATCATTTTTTGTTGCGATTAAGGGCGGCGCTAATCCTAATGAATGGGTATATAAAGAAACTGACGCAAGTTCATATGATATTGATAATTTAAAACCGGGTACAACGTTACGTTTTGCCGTTGCTTCAAAATGGCCTTTAAATAATCGGCGTTCAAGATATACACAGCAAAGCATCACAGTACCAGCAGCAACCGCAACAGGTGGATCGATTACAACAGCACTTTTCGCGGTGCCATTACCTCCTAATGCTGAAAACGTTAATATCTCACCTACTGCAAATGATGAGGCTAATTTAATTTGGGGCGTTCCTAAATCATGGGGCGGTAATGTTTCAGATTTAACGGCAATAATTAGACATTCATCAAAAACTGATGGTACAGGAACATGGCAAGACTCAACGCTATTAAGAGAAGTAGAAGCTAATACTAATTTCGCTGTTTTACCTTTAATGAATGGTGAATATCTAATTAAATTTAAAGATAAAAACGGGGGCAAAAGTTCAACGGCTGTTAGTGCAGTAATTAATATTCTTGATGCAATCCCACGTTTAACACAATCAACAAGAAGAGAAGACCAAGACAGTCCACCATTCCAAGGTCAAAGAGATAATGTTTTTTATTCCGATGAATATGATGCTTTGGTTTTAGATGGAACTGATTTTATTGATGAACGATCAGAAGATATGGATACATGGGGATCAATGGATTTTCTAGGAGAATTACAAACTAGCGGAACATATTACTTTAATAATTATGTTGATTTAGGCGGTAAATTTAGCGTTGTTTTAAAAAGGTTGTTAACAACTAGGGGGTTGTATCCTAATAATACAATTGATGATAAAACGGCTTTTATTGATACATGGAGTGATTTCGATGGGGATTTAGCAGACGAAACAAACGCTGAATTATATTTTAGGATTAGTGACGGTGCCCCGGCTGTTGGTGATTTTGATACAGAAGACGAGGATTTTTTATTATTAGAAGATGGCGACAAGATCGAACAAGAATTAAACACTACTTTTGGTGATTGGGTAAAGATGGAAACAGGAAGATATACGGGTCGAGTTTTTCAATTTAAATGTGAATTATCATCTGCGAGTGTTGACCAGACTCCAATTATTGATGAGGTTGGATATACATTATTATTTGATTCAAGAACAGAAAGCGGAAGTTCACAATCAGGAACGGGGGCGCAAGTCGTTACATATAGCAAGGCATTTTATCAAACACCAAAACTAGCGATTACAGCCAACGATATGCAAAGCGGTGATCGTTATGCGATTAGTAGTGAAACACGTTCTAGTTTTACAATTAATTTTTATAATTCAAGCGGTAGCGGGGTAGATCGTAATTTTCAATATCAAGCAAACGGTTACGGGGCGCAAGAGTAAGCAAACAATAGTTTTAAACAGGGTCTAAACTAGAATCATATTCAGGCGACGTAGTAAGCAATGGCAACTCATGATTATGTAATTGCAAACGCTTCCGGTAGTAGCGTAAGAAGTGATCTTAATAACGCATTAGCGGCAATTGTCTCAAATAATTCATCGTCTTCGGAACCGAGTACAAAATACGCATATATGCTGTGGGTCGATTCTACAAACAATTTAATTAAGCTTAGAAACTCAGCAAATAACGCTTGGATTACTTTATTTACAACGGCAGGGGGACTTGATGTTGATGCAGCATCAAACTTTAATGAGGATGTAATCTTTTACGGGGCGAATTACAACCTTAGTTGGGATAAGTCAGCAGATAGTCTAATTTTTGCTGACAATACTAAGCTTGCGCTTGGGAGTGGATCAGATTTACAACTCTATCATAATGCAAGCGCAAGTTATATAACTAACGCTACTGGATCATTACTAATAAAATCAAATTATGCCTATATAAACGATGCAGACGGTAATAACTTTATACGTTGTGAAGACGGTAGTTATGTATCCTTACATTACGACGGCAGTAAGAAATTTGACACACAAAGTGATGGCATAAAGGCTTATGGTGATTACCACACGAATGATGCTAATAAGATCAATTTAGGAACTGATGATGATTATTCACATTGGCATGATGGGTCTCATGCTTACACAAAAAACCTTACTGGTAATATCTATGTAAATACTACTGAACTAAACGTTTCAAACGTAGCTAATAATGAATTTCTTGCAAGATTTATAGCAGATGGAGCCTGTATGCTCTATTACGACAATAGTCAGAAGCTGGAATGTCAAACCCAAGGTATAGCTATAGCTGGAACAATAAGAAGTCAAGGTACATATGACAATACAACATCTAATGCTGCCAATATGTATGTACATTCAAGCCCTTATGATTTTTATAGGTCAACATCTTCGATCAAATATAAGGATAATGTAACTACATTGACAGATGCTGAAGCTGATAATATTTTAAATTGCCGCCCAGTTACTTATACCTCTAAATGTACTGTTGATAATCCAGAGGATATACATTATGGACTTATAGCAGAAGAAGTTAAAGACGTAGATTTAAGATTAGTTGTTTTTGAAGGTTCAGAACCAGAAAACGTAAAATATGATCGATTTATACCTCATTTAATTAATTTAGTAAAACGTTTAACAGATAAAGTAGAAACACTAGAAACAAAAGTTGCCGCATTAGAAGGTTAAAAAAACCACACTTGTCACGCTGATAAATTCTTTTTATATTACGAGGACATATTAAAAATACATGTCAACACCTCAAGAAGAAAGAACAGAAGTAAAATCAAGGCTTGATTCTAATATTGCTAAACTTCAAGAAATTCAAGCGCAAATAAAAAAACTACAAGAAGAGGGACAAGCATTAACGCAACCAATTATGGAAGATCAAGGAGCTTTAAAAGTTCTTGAAAAGTTAATTGGTGAACCTACCACCTAAAACTATTAAACTATTTACAAAAGGTTTTTAACATGGCTTACTCCTACACATGGGAAATCAACGAGAAAAACATGGTTTCTGATGTTTCTGATGGTTTTATTACCACCATTGTCTACAGAGTAAAGGGGATGGACGGAAGCACAGAAAAGGCAAGAGCTACAGGGCAAATTGTATTGACAAAACCTTCTTCCTTGCCTAGTGATTTTATTGCTTTTAATAGCGTAACTAAAGCCAAATGCTTGGAATGGGTGAAAGCTGATTCATCTGTTGACGTAACAGCAATAGAAAACAGTTTAAAAGCTCAAATTGATTTAATTAATACTCCAACTGAAAAGGTTGGTGCTCCTTGGGCTTAACTCCGATTAAACTAAAAGTAAAAAATGGCAGATCGCAAAGTTTCGGCATTAACTGAACTGACGGCTCCTGTGGCTGATGATGTTCTGCCAATTATTGACACTAGCGAGTCATCAAACTCGGCTAAGAATAAAAAGATTCAATATACAACCTTATTAAGAAACCTACCGTCGGGAAGTAACACGACGCCGTCTTTAGGTTGGACGGCTGACAGTGGGGTTACAGGTTTATATAGATCGGCTGCAAATACTCTTTCTGTTTCTGTTAATCAAACCTTAGTAGGTTCGTTTCAATCTAGTGGTTTGCAATTAGGAGCAGGAACACCAGCGGCGCAACTTCATTTATTTAGTACTGATACAACTGATCAGGTTATTTTTGAAAATAGTGATACGGGAGTTGATACAGCTCCAGACCTTGTTTTGTATCGCAATTCTGCCAGCCCTGCCAATTCTGATTATTTAGGTAATCTTGTTTTTCGTGGTGAGGATTCAGGCGGCAACGCCTTTGATTATGCTTCAGTTGTCGCCTCAATTGGAACAGTAACCAATGGATCAGAGGATGGCATACTTGATTTAATGTCTTCAGCTAGTGGAACACTTGCTTCAAGAATACGCTTATCAAATTCAAAAGTTGGGATACATGAAACTGCTCCTGCTTCTT